TGTTTGCAACCCAAAAAAGAAGTACATCCAGTACCTCCTATTTCGGTGGCTTTGGCAATTTCTTTTCTTCCGGCAATGGCTCATTTTCTTCAATGCCATACAAAAAAGCATTAACGCTCACAGCGGTATTCAATGCAATCGAGCAAATCTCAAACGACATAGCGAAAATACCCTTTTTGGTAAACCGCAAAGTGGGAAATAACAGGGAGTCACAACCGAATCACCCAGCACATCGATTGATTTCGTATGCGCCAAATTCGTTGATGACAACCTTTATTTTTCGCAAAACAATGGCGATATCATTGCTAACCCGTGGAAATGCCTTGGCTAAAATCGTTTACGACAGCATAGGAAATCCAGTCGAAACCATCTTTATCGATTGGGACAAAGTCACAAATATCCGTGTCAAAAATGGCGAAAAAGTATTTGATGTAACGGGTTACGGAACGTTATTAGCTTCCGAAGTCCTGCATTGGATGCACTTCACGCTAGATGGAATGGTAGGTGTTGGTCCAATAACTTATGGTGCACAACAACTAGGTTTGGCAATCGAAGTGCAAACCTATTCTGCAACAAATTTCGAAAACAAAGGCGTTCGCCAAGGCGTTGTCGAAACTGATAAAGCGATACCAAACGGAAAAGACAAAATTATTGCAGGAATAAAATCGGCTTTTGCAGAAAAGGATCCGACCCGTGTAGCGGTTTTGGACGAAGGGATGAAATGGAAAGGAATTACCATCACCCCACAAGAATTGCAAATCATCGAAACCGCAAAATTCACGGTAGAGGAAATCGCCCGTATCTTCAATATTGCACCTCACAAAATCAAGTCGTTGCAGCAATCAACCAATAATAATATCGAGCAACAATCCCTGGACCACGTTTCCGATACTATCCAGCCATATATCACGAATATCGAACAAGAATATGCCAAAAAGCTATTCACAGCCAAAGAACTTCTAGCGGGTTTTTACGTGCGTGGAAATATGAAAGTTTTGCTTCGTGCCGATATTAAATCGCAAGCGCAATGGATTTCTTCAATGATATATTGCGGCGTAATGACAAGGAATGAAGCTCGACAACTCGAAGATATGAATGATGGACCAGCATTCCTGGACGAACATTTGACCCCGACAAATCAATTCATCGAAGAACAAATTCAACAAAATTTAAAAGACAATAAAGATGGAAATCCAGCTAAATAAACCCGTAATCCGTGAAGCCGTAGTACGTGCTTTATCCGATAAAAATAAAGAAAATCGGGAAGCCGAATTTGTGATTTCCACCGAAGCACCGGATACCTATGGAACCGTTTTTAAAATCTCGGGCTGGGATTTAAAACGATACGAAAACAATCCAGTGGTGTTTTATGCCCATAAATCCTATTCTGATAATCCCGATATGTTGATAGGTACATCAACCCTTCGCATCGAGGACAGCCAATTAATTGCAGTCGTTCGTTTCGAATCTGCCGAAATCAATCCCGTTGCTGAAAAAGTATTCCAAAAAATACAAGCAGGAACTTTAAGAATGGCCTCGATTGGTGCAAACCCAAAAAAAGGCCATTGGGGTGACGAAAAATTAGGTGAAGATCGTGACGTTATTTATTTCGATGAACAGGAACTATTGGAATGGTCCATCGTGCCAATAGGTTCCAATCCTGAAGCCTTGAAAAGAGAATCCCAAACCATCGAAGAAATTCGAGGAATAATCACAAAAGAAATTCCCATAATCGAGGAAACTCGCGAGGACAACGATAAAGAGTTCCAATCTTTTGAGGCTCAATTAATTATTAACTCTAATTTATTATAAGCAAATGAAAAAATCTGCTGAAATTAAACAACAACGAGCCTTAAAAATCAAGGCTCAACAAGAAGCAACGACAGTAGCTACTACAGCAAATCGTGCTTTGACTACTGAAGAAAGAACGGCTTTCGATGCTGCTCAAACCGAAATCGATGGGTTAACCGAAGAACTTCGTGTCGCTTTAATCGCTGAAGAAAACCAACGTAGTTTGGAGGGTTCTGAATCAACTAGCTTCAAACCGGAAACAGAAAAAGCGCCAAAAGCAAAAAGAACATTCTCTTTGAATAAAGCAATCCGTTCGATGGTTGAAGGTACACCTTTGGAAGGTGCTGAAAAAGAAGCTAGAGAAAGAGGTCAAGCGGCTGCGCGTGCAGCTGGAATAGGTGTTTCGCCTTCGGCTTTTACGCTTCCTTTATTTGAGGAAAGAGCCGATGGTCAAACTGTAACCGGTGATTCAGGTGCTTATGGAGGAAATACGGTGTCAACTGAACTTCGTGGTCCGATTGACTATTTAAGACCGATGCCTGTTGTTGAAAAATTAGGTGCAGTGTTCTTAACTGGTTTGCAAGGAAATGTAGAATTTCCTAAAAATAACGGTGGTGTTGTTGCAACCTGGGAAGGTGAAGTTGATGAAGTTACTAATACGAAAACAGCTTGGGGTAAAATTACAATGGCGCCTCGTCGATTAGCTGTTTCGGTATTAATTTCATTGCAAAACCTAGCGCAATCTAGTTTTGATATGGAAGTTTATACAATGGGTGAAATCCGTAAAGCCATTGAAAATGAAATTGATAAAGATGCTTTGGTGGGTACTAAAGGTATTTTGAATGCTTCTGGAACTAATTCTGTTGCAATAGGAACAAATGGTGGAGTATTGACTTTTGGTAAAGCAATCGATATGGAAACAGAAGTTTATATTGATAATGCAAACGGGGCTAAAATGAATTATGTTTCCAATTCTAAAGTAAGAGGAAAAGCAAAACAAACAGTTCTTGAAACTGGTCAAGCTAGTTACTTGTTACAAAACAACGAGATCAACGGTTATCCTTTTGCAATGTCAAATCATATTCCATCAGATTTGACAAAAGGTACTTCTTCTGGAGTGTGTTCTGCTATTTTGTTTGGAGATTTTTCAAAACTTGTTGTTGGTCAATGGGGATTTATGGATTTGTCAGTAGATGATAAATCACGTAAAAAAGAAGGTTACATCGAAATTACAGCAAACGTATATCTTGATGTTGCGGTGTTAGAACCAAAATCTTTCACTGTTTGTAAAGACCTAACTACATAATCTTAAAAAGATATGAGTGTTAAAAAAAATAATGCAGCTGCCGAAGCGGTAGCTGCATTAAAATCAGCTTTCGAAGCGGCAGAAATAGCTTTGAATGCGATTACGGAAACTTCTTCAGTTGAAGAAAAAGAAGCGGCTCAAACGGCTTTTGATACTTCAAAAGCGGCTTATGAAACGGCAATTGCGCCAAAACCACCGAAAGCAAAAGAAGAAAAATTGGAAATAGAATTTATTCTTTCGCCAACAGGAAAATTCAAGCTAGGTTATAATGTGGGAGAAAAAGCAGCTTTTCCGACTTTGCAAGCCGATGAACTGATCGATGCCGGTTATGCTAAACTTGTAAAATAATCAATCCTTATGGTAACTCATTTTTATACAACAACAACAACTGCGACAGCGTCTCTTGTGACTTTGGCAAAAGCCAAAAAACAACTGCGTATCGAAGCTACTTTCACGGCCGAAGATGAAGTGATTGAAACTTGCATCGATGCCGCACAAGTGGCTTGTCAGGATTATATCAATCGTTCCATTGCCGAAAGAAACTTGATTCTCGAATTGGATTCTTTTCAGGACAAAGAAACCTTTGCTTGCAATTATGAAAATGACGAAATCACCAAGATTGAATATTACAAGCCAGGCGAAACCACCTTGACAACTTTGGCAGCCGATCAATACCAGTTGCGAAAATCGAGTATTATCGAATGTTTTGACATCAAATTCCTTTCGAAACCGGAAACGGATAAACGTGATGATGCAGTTATAGTCACAATCAAACAAGGCTTTGCGTTAGCAAATTGCCCAAAACCAATTATACAAGCTATCAATTTGCGTTTGTCCGATTTCTTCGAAAGAAGGGAAGATCGTGAACAAGGAAACAATCCGGCATCAAACAATTTACTACGTCCTTACCGAAAATTCTAAACAATGGAAAAACCTTTCATCGGCCAAATGGATCGTATCGTTTCAATAGTGAAATTCGTGGCAACACGAAATTCAACTAACGAAAAAGTGGTTACTCAAGAAGTGATTGCGGAACCGTGGGCAGCGATGACCGATATTTCAGGAACCGAAGATGTAGAGGGTAAAGTAAGGTATTTGGTCAACAAAAAGTTTACCATTCGATACAATCAAGAAGTGAACGACCTGAAAAATCAACTAGGATTGATTTGTGATGGAAAGCTCTACGATGTGATAAATGTCGTGGAAATTGGGAGAAAATCGCACTTACAATTAATCGTTAAAAATTATGAGTAAATTCAATGTAATAGTTACTGGATTTGATGAGATAAAAGGCGGTATCAAAGAAATTATTGATGATAAAAGCAAGAAAAAAGAAATCCTTTTGTTATTGCGAAGAGTGGCTAAACCTGCTCTTTTGGCTTCGAAAAGATTTGTTCCAGTTCAAAGGTCATTTTCAAATTTAATATCAAAACGAAGTGTTATTGGTGGAAGTTTGAAACAATCTTTAGGATTTATAACAGGGACAAAAGGAAATTCAAAAGAGAATCCAACGATTTATGTTGGTCCACGAGTTTTTAAAGGTGCCAAAGCTAAAAAATCAGGAAGAAACACTTTTGGTGATGGATGGTACGGTCATATGGTAGATCAAGGTCACGACATTTACAGTAACCCTAAAAAACAAGCGTATGTGCGTAAAGATGGTGTTAGAAGCCGTAATTCGTTAGCAAGATTAACTACTAAAGACAAAGGGAAAATACAAAATCGTGTCGAAGGTCAGTTTTTTATGAAAAAAGCATACCAGGCAACTGGTAATACTGCTGAAGGAGAAGCTGGAAGCGCAGTTGCAAAATACTTTCAAAAACGATTTGATAAAAAAACAAGACGATAATTATGCTCGAACTATCTGACGAAATAACAGCTTTTTTATTAGCCGAAACGATTTTTACGACCGTGATGGGCGACAGGCTTTCGCCAATAGTTTCATCTGCTGACGAAACCTATCCGTTTGCAAATTACATCGTTCGGGAAGAAGCTGGGCAAAGTAAAGACGGTGATTCCGCAACGGCAACATTGTTGTTTTATTTCGAACAAAACGGATATCGCAAATGCGTGGAATTTTTGGACCAAATGAAACCTATTATAAAAGAAAATTACGACTGGTTAAATTCTGAAATAGAATTTATCGAACAAGATCAGTCATTTGTGGGGATTATAAACTTTAATAAAATATAGAAATTATGGCAGGAAATACCTATGCTGGAAAAAATTTAAGAATCAGGGTCGGTGGAAAAACAGTTTTCCACGCCACGGAATGTTCGTTTACGACTTCCCGAAATATGGAAAGCATCGCTTCCAAGGATACGAACGGCGAACAAGTGACACCGGGTAACTACACCTGGGGCGTTTCGACAAACTATTTGGTAGCCAACAAGCCATCGGCTTCAACCACCCAAATCGGGATGAAGGAATTGCTGGACACGTACCAAGCGGGAACCGAAGTCGAAGTGCAATTCACGACCGACATTGCTGGTGACGTGATTATCACCGGAAACACTTTTATTGAAGGCTTGAATATGACCGCTGGAACAAACGGTGTTGCCACTGGTGATGCTTCGTTCAAAGGAAATGGTGACTTCGTGACAACATTGGCGCCGTAATGAACGAACTGGTTTTAAATTTAGGAGATAAAAGTTTCAAGCTGAAATTCGGCTTGGGACTTTTTAGAATATTGGGTCGAAAATGGCAATTGCCCGGCATTGACGAAGTCGTGCAACGCATTGCCGTCTTGGATTCCGTGGATGGTAAACTGACATTCGAGCAAATCGATGTCTTGGAGCAAGTGTTGATTTCCGCTATCGAATACGGTGGCTGCAAAGACGACCTTACGGACTTCGACATCATTGACGAATTCTTCAAGGATCCGAAAGCCTTGGATAATTTCAAGGACGGCATCATCAGTTCCTTGCCGAAAAATGAGCCTGCCGAAGACGAGGGAAAGTAGAAGGTCAGGAAACTGACATCTTGCCGGAACCGCTTACCTGGGATAAACTTGAACAAATTGGCTTGGGCGAATTGCGAATGACATTTACAGAAATGTACGATCTCACGCCTCGTTCTTTTTTTAATGCCGTGAATGGTGCTCGAAAAAAAGAAGATGCATTTTCGAAAGAAAGATGGTTAATGACACGTGAACTGATGTTTGCGACAATAGCACCTTATCTCGAAAAAGGAATCGAAAAACAGGACATTATGCCGTTCGAATGGGAGCAAAAGAAAATCAAGGCTTTGGCTGAACAAAAAGAAAAAGAATTACTCGAAGGTATCGATAAAGTGGTGGGTTATTGGGACCGCTACGACAATGCACAAAAAGAGGATGTTTAGGTGTTATTTATTTTTTTAGATGGGAAAAGCCAGTGGAAACGCTGGCTTTTTTTATTCCCCTCCATCGGAGGGGTGCCCGAAGGGTGGGGTGGTTTTTTTGTGTCATTGCAAGGATGAAGCAATCGCATTTCGATAAACTTTTATTGCTGAAAGTTAAATTATTTAACCATTTAAACAAGGCCTCAAAACTACTTTTATGAACTAATAAAAGTAATTTCAATGGCTTCACTCGCTTCGATAAACATACGTTTTGCAGTCGATCTCAAGCAATTTTCTACCGAAATGCAGAATTCCTTGCGCACGATTGATAAAGTGGGGCAAAAGTTTCAAGCTGTGGGGCGCAATATGTCGGCTTATGTGACATTGCCTATTTTGGCAGCTGGTGCCGCTGCCGTGAAATTTGCAAGCGATTATAACGAATCCTTGAATAAAGTAGATGTTTCTTTTAAAGCATCGTCCACGCAGGTAAAGGATTTTGCAAAAACTTCTTTGGAAAGTTTTGGTATTGCCGAGGGAACCGCTCTTGATATGGCTTCTGCTTATGGCGATATGGGAACATCAATGGGGTTGACAACAGGTCAAGCGGCCAAGATGTCCACTTCATTGGTGGGATTGGCTGGTGATTTGGCATCGTTTAAAAATATTTCAATTGATATTGCCAACACCGCAATTTCGGCAATTTTCACCGGCGAAACTGAATCCCTTAAAAAACTCGGAATCGTGATGACCGAAGTTAATTTGAAGCAATTCGCTTTGAATTCCGGTATCAAGAAAAACTACGAAGAAATGTCGCAAGCTGAAAAAGTGCAATTGCGATACAATTATATCCTTTCGGTTACCAAGAACTCACAAGGCGATTTTGTTAGAACACAAGGCGGTGCTGCCAACCAAACCCGAATCTTTTGGGAGAGTTTAAAACAAGTGGGGCAACAATTGGGACAAGTTATTTTGCCGTTGTTTACCAAGTTAATCACTGCCGTAAACCAAAAAATAAAAGGATTCTTGGCTTTATCCGATGCAACAAAAACAACCATTGTTGTCGTTGCTGGCTTGGTGGCTGTTATTGGTCCATTGGCTTTGGCTATTGGTGGAATATTGGCGATTATACCTAGTGTTGTGGCTGGATTCACTTTAATATCGGCTTCGATACTTCCTGTTTTTGCCGGGATTGTTTTGTTGATGGGTGCTTTTTTGATTTTAAAAAATGGTTTTAGCGAAACTGCTAAAGCTTCTGTTCAGCTTTCTGAATCTCAAAAATTATATCAAAAAGTAACTGATGAAGCCACGGCTTCCATCGTGGATCAAAAAGCAGAATTGGAAAACCTGATGCTTACTGCAAAAAATGTAAATGAAAACGATAAAACTCGTTTAAAAGCAATCCAGGCAATTAATAAAATTTCGCCTGAATATCTAGGGAATCTTACCTTGGAAAACATCAACACGGATAAGGCTCGTATTGCTCTCGAAAAATATAATGCAGCGTTAATAAGTGGTGCAACGGCTCGTGCAGCCTCTCGTTTGTTGGAGCAAAACCAAACCGATAAAATCAAGGCGGGATTCGAACGTGAAAAAGCCTTGGCGGATTATAACGCCAAACGTGAAAATGCAATTGCAAAAGGCTGGGAAGCCGAAAAAGCATTTTACGAAGAAAACAATCGCTTAATGCAATTTGCAAACGAAGCCTTGGATCGTAAAAATGCAAAATACGACAACGAAGCAAAATTGCTTACTGATATTTATAACAAGAATAAACAAAATTTAGATTTATTAAAAGGAGATTCAGCAGCAACGGATGTTGCTACTCCAGCCAAAGATAAAAAAACAAAAACACCCGATAATATATCGGCGGCTAATCTTTTGGGTGATCCTTTGAATTACAAAGGAACTATCGCTGCTTATGACGAGCAAATTGCAGCACTCGAAAAATATAAAAACGAAGTTGCTACGACTGCTGCTGAAATAAAAAAAGCCGATGCCGAAATTGCCCAGATTCAATTTGCCAAAGACTTAAAATTTGATCCAACTTCATTAATTCAGATAACGGACGGTTTTGAAAATATGATTGTTCAAATGGAATCCAAAGCTGGTGGATTGCAAGCTGTGTCGGATGCAATTAGTGAGACTATGATTGATTTATCATCTACTATAAGTTCTGCTATTACACAATTGGCTAACAATGCGGCTGTGGGGCTTGGTGAGGCTATTGGTGGATTGATTTCTGGTAGTGAAACGCTTGGAGGTGTTTTTAATAATATGCTTGGAGTTGTGTTTGATTTTATGAAAAGCTTGGGGCAAAGTTTGATTTCTATTGGTATTGCGACTATCGCTGCCAAAAAATTAATGGCGAATCCATACACGGCTATTATTGCTGGTGTGGCTTTGGTAGCGTTATCATCACTTTTGACCAGTACTCTTTCGAAAGAGCCAAAAGGTTTTACGAACGGTGGTATCGTGGGAGGTGCTTCGTTTTATGGCGACAAGATATTGGCACGTGTAAATTCAGGTGAATTAATATTAAACAACAAACAACAAAAAGCAGTGTACAGCGCAATGAATTCTGCCGTGAATGCCGGTGATGTGGCGGTTCAGATATTGGGAAATTTTGATATAAGCGGCGACAAGTTGCAATTGGTTTTGGCGCGTGCTCAAGCCCGTAAATCCCGAACAAG